CTATGTGATGTACCTTGTCCTTCAGTTCCACTATGCGTTAGATTCCAGTGAGCATTAGAACTACCCGTACTTCCAGTAGTAGCACCACCTGTGACCCTATACTCTACACCACCTATGCTTGTGGTTGAGGAATTTGTGTGAGCAGTAATGTATAGAGGACGATTGACAACACAATCTGTTATAGTCCAGGTTCCTGTTGTTGATATAGAACCTAAGTTTGTAACCCTGTAGTCATTGTCACATCTTAACCAGTCATACCAGGTTGTTCCATCATTCTGTCTGATGAATAACCGAGTTGTATCCATTCTAATAGCAAGCTGTACCTTCTTAGTTAGATCATTATGAACTTGCATTGTATGTATGACCCACCAAGCACCAGACCACGGCGTATTAACATGATTAGATATTATATAACCAGAGTCCACTGTGTTAGGATCTGCTGAGGTTCCTTTACTACTGTCTGTTCTACCCATAAGCTCTAAAGCTTCAAAGGTGTCTACGGTGTCTGCATCAACTCCTGACCCTGACCCATCAACAGTCAGTAGTTTAGAGAGTACATCACTTGCTGAATAACCTATATCATCAGCATTAACTCCATGTGGATTATCTGTATCTGCTCTATGAAGACTATTAAGATCAATATCATCTAAGGCAGCACTAAGAGAATTAGCATCCTCCTCAGCAGAATCAGCAGCAGCCTGTGCAGTTGCTGCATCTATGGCTGCTTGTTCAAGCAACTCATTAGCTGTCTCTATGGTTCCAAGTACATTCTGATACTGACCATACGTTACGGCATCTCCCTCTTCCTCTCCATCAGCCAGGTTGATAAGCTTTCTGTTACCTGCATTGTTATCTTGTTTCCAGTAGAACCCAGCTTCTCTAAAGCCATCAGCTAATTGTTGTATCTGGTATAGAGCTTTCAAGAATGATTTATTAAGACTATCTTTACCAAAGTCATTTCCTCTTTGAAAGGTAGAGTAAGTATTTTCAAAATCTACTTCTCTCCTTATCCTGACATAGTAATCACTGGTAGGTGCAGTATCAAATATAACCATGTCACTATCTATTGTATAATCCACTCCAAGGGTAAGAACTGTCTCTTCCCTTGTCTCTACATCTATTAACTCAACTACAATATCCTCTTCTTCAAAGTAGCCTCCCTCAGCTACAATAGAATACATAAGGGTTGAGCCATTACCTTGTGTCTGACTAAATGTTAATGACATATACCTCCTTTAAGTCAGAGGGAAGCGAGAGCCTCCCTCATTTAATTATGTTAATTCCATCTCAACTCTAATGGTTAAGATATATCCAGTCTCTGTTATATAGGTCTACAATTTAAGACCCACCGCCTTTTCTAACTGCCCTACTGTTACTGCATCACTTGGGTCTACCCCATCTTTAAGGTTAGTAATCTTTCTTGAACCTGCATTTAAGTCAGACTTTAAGTAATAGTCATCAGGTAAGAAACCATCAGCTACTTGCTGTACTTGATATAAAGCTTGCTTAAATGAGTTGTTCAAATTATCTCTACCAAAATCATTACCTCTCTGAAAATCAGAGTAAGTTGAATTATTAGTTACTTCACGTCTTATTCTTACAAAGACATCATCAGTAGGCGCAATATCAAAGATTACCGTATCTGAGGAAATCTCATAAGTATCGCTGTTCTGTTCAGTAACTACTCCTGTCTCTGTATCTATAAACTCTACTACTATATCATCCTCAGAAAAGTAACCTCCTTGCAAGGTAATAGGATATGATACATTGACCCCATTACCTTGTGTAGATGAAAAAGTTAATGACATAAATCTCCTTTCTTATTTAGTCTAAAGCACCAGAAGCTGCATTAAACGCCTGATTAATCCCAATAGCTTTACCAAAGGGTATAACGCTTTGAATATCTTTAACCATCTTACTTGGATCACCATCACCAGCAAAGATATCAACAACATCCTTAATAACATCTTTAGCGTCACCTACTACTCCTACTACTGGAACAGAGGTAGTATTAAGACCACGATAACCAGACTGACCAGGAGCTGCCATTAAATCATCAGGCATAACTCCAAAGGTTGCAAGCATATCACCAGCAACACCGGCTGATGCAAGCTGACCCATTCTATTAAGAGTACCAAAGATTGATTCACCTGGACTAAAAGCTTTAGCAAGATACTCTTCTTGATCTTTTCTGCCTAAGCTTCTATGCAGTGCTGATATAGAGTATGCAGCATAAGACAGCATAAGAGAGTGCATAGCTATAATAGAAGCAGCTATTCTATCATGTCTTATATCGTGTATAAGCTGCTTACCTAAAGAAGTTATAGAGAAACTTCTAAATTGAGTTATCAGTTGTCCTAACCACTTGTGCATAAACACAGGAGTCTCTCCTATAAAAGGTCTTTGCATATCTCTGGATACTAATCTATGAATACCAGTGATAAGTCTTTCTTGCATCTCTGGTGGCATTTGTCCAAAGTTAAACATTCTAATCTCTTTACCTCTATCCATAGTGGTCTTTGGGTTAGCTTGCATCCAAGCTTTAAGCTCATCCATGAACCCACCATGCCATCCTGCATCTTTGATATTAGATTCACTCAACCCCTTACCAAGATCATCAGCCCATTTCTTAATCTGGATACCAAGTGATCTAACAGCTAACTTCTCACCTGAACCCTGAACTGTTCTGAATGCAGATAGAACTTCTTGAACTCGCTTACCTTGTGCAAGCATGTTATCTATCTTACCACCTAAGCTATTATAAATTGCAGACTCTTCTATATTATCAATCCTTAAGTATCCAGGATACATTACATAGTCTTCACCTACATAGTATAACATATCTTCAAGCTCATCCAAGTCAGCTCTTTTGAACTTACCTGCATAAGTACCACCTTCTCTAAGGCTCTTACTTCCTAATACACCTAAGTCAGGGCAAGCCTCCATAACAGTCTTTAATCCTCTTTGTCCTGTGATACGGGCTAACTCTGGTATAGTTGAGATACCCATTGTCTGTAGTCTCAAGAATGCAGTAGCATCTCTCAATCTACTTAGGTTCTTTATAAAAGCTGAGTTAGGATCAGTATTGATAGAGCGTCCATAGATAAGGTTAATACCATCCTCAAGTATTTGTACTTCTTTATTTGTAGCTGTTACATCCATACCTAAGTTTAATGCATCTTTCTTAACTTCTCTAAGAAATTCCATAGCCTCATTTCTTGATTTAAAACCTAACCTACCCATTGCCGAAGCACCAGCAGCTTCTCTGGTATATGCTTCAAGTAGTTTAGGTAAATCAGATTCTATAAGGTCAACCATCTTTAAACCATCCAGCTCAGTTGTCAGGTCAGGTTCAAAAGACTTCTTAGCTCTATTAGACATATGTTTTGATAGGTTCTCTTCTGCTGATTCTTCCAGGAATTCATCAATAACATCCTTTGGCACATTAGCTGACTCTAAGCTTTTTCTAATCTTATCAACATCTTTACTTGTAATAGTCGGTGCATAGTTTGACATACCTAATGTATGATCTAATGACCTTGCTACATAACCTCTGGCTATATAGTCAGAAGTTTTCTTATCTAAATTGTAACGACCACGTTGATAAGCATCAGATAATAAGTCTATTACTTTCTCCTTACCGTGTTGGAATACAGCATGTTTGATAAGATGCTCATCAACTATAGTTGAAACATAGTTCTTATCAAGATCGAGATTTTCAAAGCCAGCTTCTCCGGCAGCTTTACGGGCAGCACCAGCAGCTCTGAATTGATCTCTTACACCCTGAGCAGCTTGTTTAATACCTTCATCACTGAACGTCCCAGGATACTTAGTCTCTAAGATAACCTTCTTATAAAAGCTCTCAGTGTTCTGAGGTTTCATAATCATATCTAAACGACTGATACCTTGGTTTTTTCTCCATACTTCCATCCCATCTTTAAGCCTACCTCTCATGGCAGTTCTAAACTTCTTACCATACAAGTCAGACATCAGAGCAGCCGTTCCATTTGGATTAGATGATCCACCTTGGGGTGCTTCAAAGAGATGATAAGATAAACCTCTTACAACTAAGTTCTCTGAATTAGATAGTCTGTTCTGAATACTACTTAATTTCTCAGTAAACTTAGGAAGCAAACGCCAACCTCTTAAATCTTTTGGTACATTATACCCATCCTGGACTAAGCTTGCTATCTTATTAGCATACTTCTTATCTATGTCATAGATACGTCTTAGCTGTCTCTTATCACCAGCAGCAGCAGCACCTACTGAACCAGGCTTTCCTTTCTCAATAGCCTCAACGGTACTAAGCTCTACCTCTGAGCCTAATTCAATATCTGCTGTTTCATAGATATCTGTAGTCTCATTAATATCTCTTAGCTGATTAAGATGACGTTGAAGCTTACCACTTTTAGTTGGTAATCCCTCTTTAAAGATGCTTCTTGCTTTTTGTTCTTCTGTCATCATGTTCCACATCTTTAATTCTTTACCAGCTTTCCTTGATTTAAAAGCAGTTTCAAGATCAGCTTTATTCTTAAGCATCTCTCTGGTAAGTCTATCTCTTCTTTCCACTGTAGAACGAGCCAGTTTATTCATGCGCTGTCTTAATTTAAATTCAGCAGCATTAACCTTACCTTTAAGTCTTGCCTCTACTTCTGCTAACTCTCTGGCCCTATTAGCTTCAAGCTCTCTTACTTTCTCTTCTGCTTTCCAAAGTTTAGCCTGTTTCTTAGTTGTATCTTTTTTCTCTAAACTCTTTTCTATTTTCTTAATTCTTTCTTGCTCAGCAGATATTTCATCAGCATATTTATTCTTTATCCTCTCTCTTTCAGGGCCAGCTTTCTTAATGAAATCTCTCTGTGCATCTCTTACTTTATTCCTATGAACTTCTACTGAGGCTTGAGCATTTTTTAACTCAGTACCCTCAGCTTCTATCTCTTTTTCCAAAGATTTAATACGGCTCTTCACTTCACCTATCTTTTTATTAGACCAGGCCGATGCAGAATCATAAGCTCTCTTAAGTTCAATACCTTTTGTATTTACCTTTCTTCTAATTAGATTAGAATCAACATCAGTATTTGACCTGGGAAAGTCTTTAGTTAATTCTTTTGCTACAAGGTTTTCAGCATCAGCTCTTACAGCAGCATCAGCTTCATCAGCAAGATCAGCTATGTCAGGTCTACGACTTCTAACTAAAGGTGACAAAGCACCACCTATTAAAGCACCACCAGCAAAAGCTCCTACAGTGTCTAACATGTTAGACTGCGTATTACCTTTAACCAGTAAGGTTTCAATAGCAGCATTCTCAATACCAGATAAAGTAGCAATCCTAAGAGCTTTAGTAATTCCAGTTGCTTTGGTTCCCCAGCTTAAACCACCAGTAGCGATACCAGTAGCGATACCAATAGGATCAAACATAGAGAAAGCTAAGTTAGCCACTATACCTTTAGCTCCGGCATTTGCTATTGCTTGCTGCCTATCCCTATCCTCTTTAATAAAACCTTTCCGTGCTAAGAACTCTGGTTCTGAATCAGCTTTCTCAAGATAATCTAATTCATCATTTGAGTATTGTAAATATAAATCCTCCTTAGCTTCTTTAGTTAAAGTCCAATTTTCATCAGCTTCATACTTAGAAGACCTACGTTCAAACATCCTATTAATAGCAAAAGGTGACATAGCTTCCTGGAAAGCTGCTCCCAGGAAGTCTACGTTCTCTTCACTTTTACTTTGATCAACAAGATATCTAAGGTCAGCAGCTACTGGCTGCTCCCCTAATTCTATGTTATCATAGTAATCCGTCAAATTCCCTCCTTATTAGAATAGAAAGTTTTCACCTACTTTTACATGCTTAGGCGTTCCTCCCTTGCCAGGTACTTTATACCAGCCACCTGCCTTATTAATCTTATCTCTAAAAGCTTTGCTGAACTTATCACTTCTTAGAGAAGAACTAAACTTAACCCAAACCTCTTCACCCCATTTGTACTCTTCTACAACGGGAGCACCAGTCACTGATAAAGCAGCTTTGTTGTAAGCATTTAGTCTTCTCTTTAATAGACCACGATATCTCTGACTACCAGCTTTAGTAAAGTCAAATATCTTTACAAGCCCTTCCATCGTATAGCCTACATCTGCTGCTAACTTAGCTTTCTTATTCATCCTAATAGCACCTTTACCACCATTATAAGATAAGTCAGTCCAGGCGTATTTCTCCTCTTCTGTCATCTCATCCCATTGAACTAATGATTTCTTAGATGCCTCTCGATAGTCTTTTAGTTTATCATTAACAAGAGAGTCTACCTGATTAGAGGTTAAACCTTCCTTTACATTCACAGGAACACCATCTATCACAGGCCAGTTCTCTTTCTTATCTGTCAACCACTTATCAAGTACCTTTACACCGTATCCAATCTCATATTCAGACTGACCTTTCTCTTTCTTTTCTTCAACCGATTTAAACATCATATACTTAGGTTGACCACCTACATTAACTCTACCTTTATTATTAGGATTCTCCTGTGACTTAAGGTATTGTAGATAGTCAGTAGATGCTTGTCCTCGGTTCTTTGTCAGTCCAAGTCTTTCTTCTCTGATGTCTTGAATAGCGATAACTGCATCATCAGCCATACGATCAGAATCACTCCTAATAGTTTCAGGAGACCTGACATCAATCGGTTGAAACATTTCAAGATTAGTCTTTCCTGTTCCAGGGTCTTCAATCTCTGGTAGTTGAAACTCATCCGGTTCGTTGAACTTAATGACCTCTGGGATAACCGGCTGCCTGAGAACCTCTGGTGCTTCTGGTTCTTCTGGTTCAGGTATTTCTTGCTCTGGTAATGCTCCAAGTACACTACTCCTTATATCTTCTGGATCACCTCCTCCTGTTAAAAAGGCTCCAATTGAATCAATTATATTATTTAGCATTCATACTCCTTTTCTTATTTGAATATAAAGCTCTCATCTTAGCTTTCTCCTCTTCAAAGTCTGTAATAACATTCTGTTCATTCACTTCAAAGGAAATGCCACCTAACTTCTCTACCTCATCAGCTATTTTTTCTTGTCTTACCTTATACTGAGCTGCCATGTCTTTCACTTTACTTAAAGGCATAGGCTTGCCAAGATAGATATTAGCATTAGAAGCTTTACTTCTTGCAACTAATTGTATAGTACCTCTCTTAGGGTCAGTGATAGGGAATACGTCTTCTTCATCCAACCCAAGTGCTTGAAGCTGTGGCATCCAAGTATCTCTTTGAGACCATACTACACCACGCATCATATCCTCTAACTTAGCACCCTTCTTAGGTAAGTTAGGGTCTAATCCTATAGCTTTGCTCAAATAACCTATTGATCCTTTAAGTCTTAGATGTCCAGCAGTAGTCCACCCTTTCTTAAAATATTCAGTGACAAGATCAATATTAGAATCATCATCAGGTTCAGGAGAAAGTGATACTTGATTTCTAATCTCTTCTTCCAGGTAAGCTGATTGACTATCTTCAAAGTCAGGATTAAATAAGAACTCTAAATTATCTCTTACTTCCTCAACGCCTTTATTAATCCTACTTGCATCTGGGTTGAAAGGGTTATTAAGAAACCCCTGTGCCATTGTCAAAGCTTGAGGATCAGGTATACCTCTGTCTCGGTATGCCATAAAAGCTCTTACAACTTTT